GGAAACTCATAACATGAAACCGTTTAATCTGAAAGAGGCAATGGTAGGGAAGGGAATCTGTACGAGAGATGGTACGGTTATGAAGTTTGGGGCGTACATCCCGGACGCCCGCAAGAATACTAGACTTATTGTAATGGAGCTTTCTGGACAGTTGACGTGCCGTCACGACGACGGAAGGTTCTATCAAGAGCAGGACAGCCAACTCGATCTATTTATGGCTCCCAACACCAAATCACAGGAGGTATATCTCTACAAAACGGGCCACGGCATTCCCGGTTGCGATCAAGCGCCGGAATTTCGCACCTCACTGAACCCCAACATTAGTTGTTGGGAACTCGTAGGTAAATCAACTGTAACGTGGGAAGAATGACACATGAACACCAGCACATACCCAGAGTATTATGACGAAATCAATCGCGTCTTGCGCGAGATTCCTCCGTTGGCTAATGAGGGACAAGAGCCCAAACCAGCGATGCAAGTGCAGATCAGCGAGCATCTGGACAATCGCATCTTCGTGGGTTCGGGGGACATTCACACGTGGGAGATGTGCAATGCTTTGTCCTGAAGAGGCCTTAGGATTTGAACAGTCTGGGATTTATGTACAGACTAGCCGGATCGGGGGAAGTTACCCGAGACACATCCTTGTGGTTGAACAAGGGAGCTATGGTGAAAAGGCTTTTAAATGTTGTGGTGCTGGGTGTATGTCAAGCATTAGGGGGACTTTCGTAAACATAAAGGAAGTTCAGTCTTTTCTGGCTTTTTTCGTTCGCCACTACTCCCTTAATGTGAGCTATTACTACATCATCACAGACCCCAACCTGTATAAAGCGGATCTGCTTCACATCTCCGGATTGCTTCAGGAACTTGGGGCTGAGGTTATCGATTCGCGCCCCAATCGGGTACATGGACCATCTAAGCTGTATATGATGGTGTGGGAACCGGCCTTGCACTTAGACAAGCTGGATAAGTACGTTAAACGGTATCCTGTGGCGAAACCACTGGGATACACCTATCCAGAATGGGAAGCCGACCCCTTGTGGTTCTTTGAGAACAAGGAGAAAGAGAATGTTCCCGTACCGGAAGTGAGTCAGAGAGCCAAGGTAATCTGGCCCACAAATGAACAGGGATTGGTTGTCAACGACGGTCAGTGGCCGGGATGGGTGCAACAATACGCGCTCGACCAAGCAGTGCAACCTTTTGGGCAACTAGCTCAACAGGCCATTTATCCTTTGGAAGGATTTAAACTACCAGGAGACATTAAAAATGTCTGATCGAGTCTATCGCCCAGTTGAGCCCAGTGACTTGCCCAAGATTCAAGAAGGTAAATTGAAGGCTTTCCGTCGTAATATCCTGACCACTTCAACACAGTATTTTCCGGCGAGGCTTGTGTCGGTGAATTACCGCCCAATTGATCGGGGGGACTTCGGTGCTGCCTTTATGGTGGATTTTGCTGATTCACGGGGCGAGGTGCTGTGCTGTAGTGGTATATTCGTCGATGTGACTCCCGAGGTTCGGTGGATCATCTGGAATCTGAAATATAACCGGATCAGTGGTTATATGAACGATAACAAGGCGGGATGGTCAGCACGTGGCGACGCAGAGCGCTTTTTGCAGGCAAAGCTAGAACGCAGTCACACCGTCCCCATGCGAGCCCCAAAAGCTGCCCAGTACAAAATCGTTTCTTTCGAGGTATAAGATTATGCTTTCAGATGCACTGATGCTTCGACAATATGCCCGCCACAGTCATAACCTTAGTACTGGCGACAAGGTAGTGGCGATTCAGGATGGTTTGTTCGATCTGTTCACTGGGCTTGGTTTCGCCAACCCGTCCCGTTTCCGCATCGTCAAGATCCGTCGTGGTGCTCCGGGCACGGCTGATCGCCAATTGATTCAGGTCAACGGCAAGGCACTGGATCGAGAATATCGCGAACGTCTGCTCAAGGAATGTCAATGATGGGTCGAGCACGTTTGTCTGTTGTCAACCCTGTTGGGGGGGATGGAAAGTTGTATTTCGATCCCCCGGTTGTCCACGAAATAGTTAACAAGTCCCCTGTAACACAAGTTAAACACTTCTCAGCGGAGGACCAGAATTTCTCTCCAGTCCGGCTGAAGAGCAGTGGCTTTCCTCGCGTGGTTGACATGCCTCAGCACGTTGAGTATGCTCTGGGGAATTTCCCAAGCTACAATGAGGTGCAGGAATACATCTTGCGGGCCGAGATTGCTGGCTTTGGTCGTGGATCCATTGTGTGTCGTCGTTGGGACATACGAGGTCGATGGAAACATCCTCACACATGGGGCATGATTACATTTACCCACACACGCCCCAATTCAGGGGCCAAGTGGTCTCCTTTTACAGTCAAGTGGTTTGATGACACAGACGCCCAATCACAAATTGAAGCTGCTTGGATGGAAGACCTTGTTGTCATTCATGCCTGTTTGGATGAAGGGGTTCTTTATGACATCCTTGAGACTCAAGACATGCCAGGGATGGACTAATGGTAGGCACATATGACTGGCCAGGATACCGGCTAATAATCAGTCTGATCTGCAATGGTAAATACCTAACGGTGGTCAACGATCAGAAGTCTTTCGTAGAATTTACGGAAGCTTTGAAGGAACACATAGGGGACGATATAACCCATCTGTTGTTTCTGAGCACCGTGGATTGCACTATGGCAGATGCAGAGGCCCTCAGAGACTTAGGCGTAATAACTTTCACAACTGGTGAGGTATAGTATGGCAAAGCAGAAGATTAAACAATTCTGGTTTGTTTGTAAGTTGGCAGTCACTGCTGACCCAAACAAATCGGTGATCAACTTTGAACCCGCTCAAGCGGAAGTGGCACGCGTTGCCCCACGTATTCGGAACCGCAACGAAATCCCTGTCCCCCAAGGTTTCGCCAATCTGGCGGATCCTCCTCCTCCGGAACAACCCCAGGTTGCCGAACCTGGGGCGGGATATGGGTATTATCTCCAGGCCGCAGACGCCAAGGAGTTAAACAAGGTATTCACCACAGAAGAGGCCGCCATCAAATTCGCACAACAGTGTGCGGAAGAGAAGCCCACCACCACATTTGGTGTGTTTGGCTGCTTGCGCGTGTATGAAACAACCGTCCCCAGTCTGATCGAAAAGGCATTCACTGCGGACGGAGAACTGCGCCTTGTCGTGGGCTAAAATGCTGGATGCTCGATATTCAACATTACCATATTGTTGTGGTGTGTATGAGGCCGGGGACTTTGGTGTAGATGAATATGCCGACGTAGTGTCGAAGACACCCAAAGGGCTGGTCGGGGAGCTGGTCGAGGCGGCAGAGGGCCGCCCCATCATATTCAACTTCGTGCGCCAGAGAATTGGAAATGGTTGGGAATTTTCAGGAGACCCGCTGACCTTGCCCCTGGCAGAAGAGTATGAGTATGAGGTACTGCGCAAGTATGTATCGAAACACGAGGACGCCCTACATGTGGCTGAGTTTATAAATCCCAACAGCGGAAACATGGTGGATTCGTGGATCCTCTTGTCTAACCTAAGAAAGGAATGAAAATGGAAGTAGCAGAGAAGACGAAAGTACTAACGTTAGGACACGTAGGACGTGGTACAGGGGCGCTAGAGCCGTTCGATCAGGTGTATCCCCACTCGATGCTTGTTACGTCTCAGGACATAGCTGACGGGGCTGAGATTGATGCTCTGGTCATCTGGGGCGGTGAGGATATCTCCCCAAGCTACTACAATGAAGCGGCCGCCATCGGGGGATCATATGCGCCCAACTCGCCTAGTCGTCGGGACGTTATCGAAGCGAGTGCCTGTCGCACGGCTATTGATCGCGGTATTCCCATTATTGGCGTATGTCGTGGTGCTCAGTTGGTTTGCGCCTTGGCTGGCGGTTCTCTCATTCAGCATGTGGATAATCATGGTCGTACTCATGATATGATGACCAAGGATGGTTACGTCTTGGCCACATCGTCGGTACATCACCAGATGCAGTATCCATATGATGTTGAACATGAATTGATTGCCTGGGCACATCCCCGCCGCAGCAGTATCTACATCACTGAGGCCAGCGAAAACGATTTAAAGATGGCAGACAAAAAGGAGGCCGAAATTGTCTGGTATCCGAAGATCAAAGCTCTTGGGATCCAGGGCCATCCGGAGTTTCACAGCAACCCGCGTCGTGATCCTTTTGTCCAATACTGCATGAAACTTGTTCGGGAGTATGTCCTGTGAATCAAGCCTCACGTGATCATCTAAACCCAGCCTTACACCTTGTTGCCGAGGATTTCCTGAAGGACAACAAGCTGGTTGTGGAACGACTTGGCCAATGCCTCAGGCAGACAGTAAAAGGACTGACAATCTCGGCGGCGGCGTCGGATTATTTTGCTCGTCAGTGTGCTCCCGAACGTGAACCAGACACACTTATCCAAGTGCTGGTCGAAGGACGGGCTCTGCTCTGGTTTACTGTGTCTCCGTACAACTACTGTTGTGCGATGAATCAGATCAACGGCTTCGGTTACGACAACTGCCTAGAGTTTGAGTTTGTAGATGCCATGATGGCCACTTTGCAGAAGAGCGTTCGTCGATATTCATCACAGCGTTGGGTGTTTAACTTTGTGGAAACACGGCGGGATCGCGACCACCCCGTTGACGCCACAGAAGTTGTCTTGCCGGAGGTGGAAAGAGAGCCTCGGATGCATTTCGAGTATCTGTATGACTGGGCCAAGAGGCAGGCCAAGTTCCAAGAGATGTTGTTTGTTAACCAAAACACGGGTAATATCATTCACTTTTGCGAGGTTGTATTCCATGAATAACATCACGATGCTCGGTACGGACCCTGAAGTCTTCTTGTTTGACCCCGCAGCGCAGAAGTTTATCAGCAGCGTCGGTTTGGTGGGAGGATCGAAGCAGTTCCCACGCCCGATTGATGAAGAGGGCAATGCGGTCCAAGAAGACAATGTAACAGTGGAGTTCAACACGCCCCCGTGCAAGTCCGCTGCTGACTTCATTTTGCATATCAACAAGAACAAGACCTGGATCAAAGACCTTGCAGCAGAGTTGGGCCTTGAGATGCTGGTCAAGCCGTCGGCGGTGTTTGACGACGACCAACTCCAGTCATTCGAAGCTCAGACGTTTGGCTGTGAGCCTGACTTCAATGCTTGGATGGATGGGGACATGAATCCGCGTCCCAACGCTGCGAACAAGAATCTCCGTTCGTGTGGTGGTCACGTCCACATCGCTCTCAACGATGGTGATGATGTGCTTGGTGTCATTCAAGCAATGGACCTGTTCGTGGGCTGTTTGATGCTGGACTTCGACGAAGATATGGGCCGCAGAGAGCTTTACGGGCGTGCTGGTGCCTTCCGTAAGAAGAGCTACGGTGTGGAGTACCGCACGGCTTCCAACGCCTGGATTGAGTCGGATGATCGAATCCAGTGGGTGTGGGATCAGACGGACAAGGCACTTGAGTTTGTCCGCAACGGCGGTAAATTCACCGAAGGCCAAGCCTCGGACATTCAGAACTGCATCAATAACTCTGACAAGGTGTTGTTGGCAAAACTCAAAGTGGAGTTTGGGCTGTGACTCTAGGAGAATTACTTAACGGCCTAGGCGAAGTAGATGGCTTTGACAGCCTGAAAGCTGTTGAACATCTCCACAATCACGAAGTAGTATTTGACACCTCAGACAGGGCCAACTTATACCTATTGTCGGTGTATTTGTCTGATGATGGGAAGATTCACATAGATATTGGGGATGCTGATGAATAATTCCGAAGTTATTCAGGACTTCCGCCGTCGGTGGGAGGGAACCTTCGTGTGGCTTCACATGGAGGAGAAGGACAAAGAGTGTCTAGTGAAGATCCGGGAGGTGGAAGAAAGTGCCTCCAAGATTGGGGTACTTCATCTGGATTCGGCGGAGTATGGTGCCATTACCATTAACATGGGATCGGAGGGACACAGCATCAAGTTCAAGTATCCTCCGGTAGGTGTCTTTCAATTCAAGAAAGATGCTGTAGTGTTCCGCCGCAAGCCCACTCGTCAGTACCGCCGTGGGATTTGTTCGGATAACTCCGTGCTGGAGAACACCACCCGACGGATTTGTGGTCAACACGTGGGTTGGGACATCAAGGCCATCGAAGCGGCATTTGACCACAAGATCTACACTGTGAAGGAGGCTTTGGCTGTATTGGAAACGGGGAAGGTGAGAAGTGTGGCACTGGACAATAATTACAGCTTGGCTCTTTCCATGTTTAAAGCTCCTGACCACGTGCTTTTCCATTGGCAGTTGCCTGTGGCTCGGGTATCCTCTGCTGGCCGAGTTACCAATATTTACGAGGCTGCATACATGGATCAACTCACGAAAATCTTTAACAGAGCCTGAGGTTATCATGGGAAAAACCATCGTAGAGTATTTTGGGATGAAGCCGGTAAAGATCTACCCGGCCTGGAAAAAGACGTTTGACACGTTCCCTGTTCCCGGCGATCCTATAGAAAGTGAGGTGTTGGTGGGCATTGAGGTAGAGGTGGAGAACGCTCAAGATACTTCAACACCTAATTCAGGGGCGTGGATTCCAACAGCAGACGGATCTCTTCGCAACGGTGGGGTTGAGTTTATCAGCCAGCCAATGCCAGCGAAGTATGCACCTCACATCTTGCAGGAATTGTTGCAGGACACCTTGAAGAAAGACTCGTGCTTCAGCCCCCGCACTTCGATTCACGTGCATTTGAACATGCAGGATCTGGCGACAGAGAAAGTTGTCGACATCATTCTGATGTATGCGTGCATCGAACCGTTGTTGTACAAGTTTACGGGCCGTGGTCGTGCCAAGAACATCTACTGTGTGCCTCTGTTCGACACCAATCTGTTGACGTTCATGGCGACGGAGGATTTGGCAATGTCGACGGAGAAGTGGTCCAAATACACGGGCCTGAACATCCTGCCGTTGCGGGACAAGGGCACGCTGGAGTTCCGCCAGATGCATGGAACGTTCGACCACCACAAGGTCACTATCTGGGTACGCTTGCTCACCAAGTTGGTGGAGTTTTGTAAGGCCACGGAAACTGGCACGATCCGCAAGACGGTGTTGGGGCTGTCCAAGTCAACGGATATGTCCATCTTGATTAGCCAGATCTTTGGTCAAGATTCCCAATACCTGAAGTTTGAATCGTGGGAAGATGTGAAACACGCCGTTGGAAACGTTCGATCTGCTTTTGCTAAACCAGCTACCTTAAATGCTCTGATCCCAGAGCGGCTGGCCGATTCAGCTTATTTTGTTAAGACAAGGGGCTAAGACATGTGTGGTATTTGTGGCATTATCGCGCGAAAAGGAATGGGCTTGTCCCACAAGCATCTTGAATTGTTCGAACAAATGCTTGTTATCAACACCATACGAGGTAAGGATGCCACTGGTGCAATGACCGGCTTCCGTAACAAAGAGGCCCGAGTTGTCAAGATCGGAACCAATCCGTTCAACCTATTCCGCACGGACGCATGGACCAAGTTTAAGAGCGACGCTATCAATCGGGGTCGGTTTGTTATCGGCCACAACCGTGCCAAGACCATTGGGGAAGCCAGCAGTGAGAACGCCCACCCGTTTGTGGAGAATCACATCATCTTGGTCCACAACGGCACCTTGATGAATCACACCAAGCTAACCACGGAGAAGGTTGAGGTGGACTCCCACGCCATTGCTCACGCGCTGGCTGTGGATACCCCGGAGAACGTCATCCCTACCATTGATGGGGCTTTCGCTTTGGTGTGGTACAATACCGAGACGGAGCGGCTGTATGCTGTTCGCAACAAGGAACGTCCGTTGAGTCTGCTGTACACCGACGATGCCTACATGGTGTCCAGTGAGCCGTGGATCGCAGCAATGCCCACAAGCCGCAGCAATATCAAGATAGATGACATTCAAGACATTGAGCCAGGTAAGTTGTACGAGTTTGACTTCCTGGGTAACATCAAGATCACGCAAGTGGAACTCAAGCCGGAGAAAGTGTATAAAAATCAGGGTGTTTTCGTTGGCAACGCACGAGACGAGTGGGAAGGGTATGGGGAACCCCACTCTTTTTTCAGAACGGGGGAAAGGGAGACCCCCCCGGAAATCAAGAGTCTCCAACAAGCCCTGACGACTCCTTCGAAAGATTGTGTGATCGAGTCGGGAGGCGTGTGTCAGGCAAGTCTGAAGTCCATAGCGGGCTTAGCGAACAGGACAAAATCGAAACAACAAGAGAACTCAACCACCCGGCCCGTCGCTCTCTTAACCGCGTCGGGGACGGATGGCCGTACACCCCAGCCAGCGAACTCTAGTGAGGAAGAAAAGGCAGAAGCTGCCCAAGGTCACATCAAGATCTCTGATCCTGAGTTCGTCCGTGGCGAGCCGCTGTTGATTAAGATTTGGGAGACGACTCAAACTCCCACGGGGCGGTATCGGTTTGCTGGTAAGGTGATGCAACCCGACAAGTCTATGGCAGACATCACCGGATTCCTGCCTCAAGCTGTAACCAATGCCTCTCTGCATCTGTGGATCAGTGAGAATCTTCAAGCGGATGTAATGTTTGTGACTGTTACTGTTGGTGGTCGATCAATCTTCGTGCACAAAGTACGTCGCGTGGAGTACGTGCCGGTCCACGCCACGGATGGGGGGATTCCCAAACCGCTGTGGGAGCATGTCCAAGCCAACTGTCACTGTGATAAGTGTGGCCGTGAAGTTGAAGAGTGGGAGCGTGTGTTTACGCGAGTCACCATGAAGTCCATCATTGGTTCTGGTGAACCAAAGAACACGCCCACCATTTTGTGTGCTGATTGTGTGTCAGATAAGGTACAAGGAGAATTCGGTGAAGGCTACAAAGCGCGCTACAACAATGCAAAGAAAGCCATTGAAAACCAACGGGCCAGTCAGGAACGCATCGCCCATCTTTCTCCTTCCGTACAAAATAGGGAGTCAGTCGGCGCGGAACCTGTCGGAAAGAATGGGTCAGTTATTGTCGTGCCGGGTGCCCAGACTGTACATTGATCGCCCCAATCGTCAGCGTAACCTGACTCCCGGTAATAAGATTCTTTTGAACTGGGGCAACAGCGGGCCCCCTGTGGATGTGGGGGGAGTTCCTATCTCTAAGTGGGTTAACAATCATAAACAAGTGTCCCTTGCAAGTAATAAGCTTAGGACTTTTCAAGAGTTGGAGAAGGTTGATGGAATACGTATCCCCGAGTTCACGACTAGTGGACCCACAGCCCGTGAGTGGCTTGCTTCCGGAGTTGCTGTTGTTTGTCGTACTAAGCTCACTGGCCATTCTGGGGACGGCATTGTACTTGCTAATGGCAAAGAAGCAAGTTTACCAGCGGCTCCGTTGTATGTTAAGTACATCAAGAAACAAAAAGAGTTCCGAATCCACGTTGCCTTTGGAGAAGTGATTGATGTCCAAGAGAAGCGTAAGAGGAAAGACCTTGCAGACAACTTCGAAACGAACTACCAAGTTCGTAACCATCACACAGGATGGGTGTATTGTCGTGAAGACATTCAAGAGCCGGAGGAAATGCGAGGAATGGCTATCGCAACAGTTCGGGCACTTGGACTCGACTTCGGAGCCGTGGATGTTATATGGAACGAGAAAGCCAACCAGTGCTTCGTGCTAGAAGTAAACACGGCCCCCGGCCTGGAAGGTACAACTGTAGAAAAATACGCCGAGGCTTTTGTTAAGGAACTACGTAAATGAAAGTACAGATGGAAAGCAGATTCCAACCTTACGTCATTAAGGTGGAAACATTCGAAGACCACAGATTACTTCTCAGTCTTATAGCAGCGGGCCTAAAAGAGTATGGATCGCAAGAAAATATTAAACAGTTTAAAGCACAAATCACCGAAGGGTTCCGGAGAAGTTGATGAAAACGTTTAGTGGCAACATATGGCAAGAGACTGACAAGGCTGGTGTGGTAAGCATTGGGCTTCGTCAGACGTATCTGGAAGAGAAGATGCAAGAGTGTTTCCACATCCTTCAGGCAGACGCCATCAATCTTAAGAAAGGGGGACCGATGATGGTGATCGAGACCAATGATGGGCTGGAGAGTCTTAAGAGTCCGCTTACGGGACGTATCACGTTCTTTAACGACAAGGCCCGCAACTTCCCGGATCGACTGGTGGAAGATGATGTTATCTTCACTGTGTTGCCGGAGGGAGTCAAGGCGGTTGAGGTAAAGAGGAAAGCTGTGACAAAGCCGAAGTTTGTTGATTGGTATGATTTTGAGGAGCAAGCAGCAGAGGTGCCCAGGCAGGCCCCAGTGGGGAACATGGCCAACAATCTTAACGTCCGTCTCCCTTAAGGAGGAACCCAAAATTCACTGTCTAGCGTGTGATAAACTATTAAACGACTATGAATCCACTCGTAAGTACAGCAGTAGTGGTGATTTTGTTGATCTGTGTAACAGATGTTTTTCCACGGTTGCTGAAGACATTCCGGACATTGATGACGGCCCTGTTGGTGAAGAGATCGATGAGATTGATGAGGGAGAGATCATCGGTGAGGACGCATCACTTTGGCCAGGATACCGGTATGGAGAAGGATACTCCCAAGATGACTAACCCAATCATACTCTGTAAGCCGTGCAATCGAAAGATGACTCGGCTTGAGTGGATGAAAAACACAGCGTGTGACAACCCTGACTGTAGGTGTCCGGAGATAAAAAAAGCAATGAAGGCAACCCAAGTTGCAATTAAACGAGCGCAGTCTCGCGGCGGGGAAGAGGTGGCGAGGATGGCTAATACTATATCAACCAAGTCAACCCCAGTGCCGAATGGACGAGATGAGAACATCCATCAACTCTACATCGACATCCCCCAGGTGATCACCATTGATATCTCTCCAAAGAGGAAGAAGTGAGTGGGCATTCCAGTGAGTCAAAGTTTAGCCATCACGGTCCCTGTACGTCGTGTGGGTCCAAGGATAATGTCGCGTGGTATGCTGGGGCTGGTGCGAGGTTATCAGGATTCTGTTTCGGGTGCGGAAAGTTTTACCGCGAAGCAGGTCAAGGATTACCTGAGTTGGCATCTGCTGGAGCTAACACTTCAGGGACTCCTAAGGTGGGGGCACAATCCGAAGCTGGAGTACGACCCCTTGCTGATGACATTGGACATTATTATCCCCTAGGTGTGGTGGAGTGGGTCCAGAAGTACCACCTCACTCCTACCGACCTAATCCGTAACAACGTTTTTTGGAGTCCAAAGAATGAGCAACTCTTTTATGTCTTTTATGGAGTCGATAAAGAAGTTGTCCTGTGGCAAGCCCGGAACTTCCGAGCCACAACAACCCACAAGTCACGCTTCTTTACTAGCGGATCGACAGCAGATGTTATTGCAGCATACTATCCAGAACAAGATAGCGACTCGTGCTGCATTGTTGAAGACTGTGTTTCCGGCATCCGAGTTTCCCAAGCCGGTCGAACTGGAGTTCCATGCTTTAGTGCATCGATGCCGTCAGTCAAGCTCACCCGACTCGCCAGAATGTATCGGCGCATAGATGTGTGGCTTGATTCTGACAAGTTCAAAGAAGCGGTAGGATTAAGTAGAAAGATCCAGACTCTTGGATATGAAAGTCGGGTTATCCACACAACGGAAGACCCAAAGTGCTATACAGTGGAACAAGTAAAGGAGATATTCGGCGATGAAACAGTGGCGTAAAGAAGGTCTGGGTCGTAAGAATAAGTTCAATCACATCGATTTCAGCAAGTTCCAGTCAGGGCTTTTGCTGGTCTTGATCAAACGTGCTGGAGATAATTTCAAATTCCCAGGGAATCGAGTCCGTAATGAAAACTGAAATGATTGCAGGTAAAGAGAGATTACTTTGCTATGCGGGAGGTATCCTTGGCAGTTTGTTGTCAAATCCCAACAACTCCCACACCCCGGCCTCCTTGATTGCCGGGAGTATTCGGACAGCACAACGGTTGATTGACACAGTGTACGACGATGAGAAACTAAAAGAGATCCTCAACGGTGAATAATTTCATTCGAGGTGCAATGGTGGGCCTAGCTATTCTGCTGGCCGGATGTGCAGTTAACGTGCATTACTTTCCGCCTCTCCAGAAACAACTAGACAGTGTTGTGTCGGTTACGATGGACTTGGGCCACTGTAGTGGTTGGGTACTGGCTGGAACCCACACGGTAGTTACAGCAGCCCACTGTCAGGAGGGACAGGCAGTGCCAGCAAGCCCTTATGTAGTGGACTTCGGGGACGGCAAGCCGCACGACTTTGTTATCGAAAAGAAAGGGGACGGGGAGAACTTTGCCACTGGTCCTGATCTGATGACGCTGAAGACCACAGACGGGACTATCAATTGGCCGAAAGGTTTTCCTGTTTGTAAAGACCCCGCATATTATGGGGAACGAGTACACTTAATGGGCGGACCACTTGCACAAAGTAAAACTATTTCGTTCGGCACTGTCAGCAACCCGAGTCGAGACCTCACGGACGATCTTGGTAAGTTTGCTACTTTTGTTCAGTATGATGGTGTCATGCTTCCAGGAAACAGCGGTGGTCCTGCTGTTGACGACGTACATAGTTGTGTCGTTGGTGTCGCGGAACTGGCACTCAAAGCTGATCGGGGCAGTGACGTCCCGTTTGGCCTGAACTTCTTGACTCCAGCTAAGTCTTTGGAACTGATTAAATGAACAAACTAGAACTATATCTGGAGAATTGCACTGTCTCGTTCCTCCGAATGCCCTTGGCTATCCTGGGGAAGTACCAAGCAGTTCAAGGTGATAGCTGGCTTAAGAACGTCCTGGTGACGTTGGACCAGTTGGGTAATGCCCTGACCTTCGGGGATCCCAACGAGACCATCTCAAGCCGTTCTGCGAAGGCTCAGCTAGCCGGTGAGGAGTGGGGATGTGTGATGTGTAAGCTCCTTAGCTGGTTTCAAACCAACCACTGCCAACTTGCCCTTGAGCGGGACAAAGGACGACGGGCAGTTATACCGGATGCTAATCCATAATGAATGCAGACATTGCTGTTGTAATTGAACAACTGTCTAACTACCTAGAGAATCCGGGTACACTGGATGGTATTGTAATACCAGTGAAAGACCTTCAATACTGGCTATCTGTTGTACAGGAGCAACAAACACCATGACTCCAATCTTGTGTTATCTCATTGGTTTATTGTTAGGTATTTGGGTAGGTCTTGGGATAGGGACATCCAGTTGTAGATAAGCAACACAATGGGCTGGTCTACTTGACAGCCCTTCTATTCTGTGAGATAATAGTTACATAATATGAGGAGAGCTATAATATAAAAGAAACTATTAATATAAAAGAACTAAAAGAACAAATCAGATACGATTTAGTATCTGGATATTTCTTTTGGATTGTTTCTAAAAGAGGTAGAAGCCTAACAACACCAGCAGGTACAATTGACCACTTCGGTCATCGTAGGGTGTGTGTTAATGGAGTATTGTGGTTAGCATGTAACCTCGCATGGTATTACATGACTGGTGTGGTCCCCCCTGAACGAGTCCGTCACCTCGACGGTAATCCCCTCAACAATCAGTGGACCAACCTACAGCTACAGACGCATGCTGAACACTTGAAGTATAGACGACGCCGACGTACCACGTGTACCGGAGTCAAGGGTATCTCTAAAAATTACGCTAACGATACCTGGGAAGTTTCCGTTGAACACAACGGTAAGTTTTACAATGCTGGACCTTTCCTTTCACTGGACGCCGCGCTTGCAGCGCACGAGACGTTAATTCAAAAGATTAGTAACGAAGTACCGAAGCAGGCCAAGCCTGTGGGACGTGTAAAATTCTCCGAAAAGGAGATAGCTCAAGCGATGGAGGTTTTTATTGAGCGAACTGAGCGTAATCCGCCACCTACTGAACAAGACGACTTACCATGGTATACGTGATAGAATCGATGTAGAGGATCTCTCCAAAGACCTACATCCAATCCTACGTACTATTGATGCCCACTTTCTTGGTGACAACCACGAGAGTATCACAGTAGATGATCTATCTAACTTGTATTTCTCAACGAATCGTGGTAAGATAGAGTTCTATCAAGATGTATTTGAAGCTATCAGGAAGAATGAAGCTTCGTTGGAAAGTACCGAGAAATTAATAGACGGCCTACAAACGTCCAGGCTCCTACGGGAACTATCGCTGGATGCCTACGATGCAGCAGAGGGCCGCAAGCCAATGGAGGGCATTCTAGCCAAGCTGGAGGCACTTAAACAAACAGGTGAAGGAGATGCATCTAAAGATAGTGACTTGGATGACTTCGTATCTGATGATCTTATCGAGATCGTTAATGCAAGTCGTGCTGTGGAAGGTTTGCGATGGCGTCTTAACAGTCTTAATCAGGCTCTTGGTTCGCTTCGACAGGGTAATTTTGGTTTTGTATTTGCACGCCCCGAAACAGGCAAGACGACGTTCCTCGCTTCGGAAGTTACACACATGGCTTCGCAAGCTAAGGGTCCGATTCTCTGGTTCAATAATGAGCAGGTTGGCCGAGAAGTAATGTTACGTTGTTACCAAGCAGCCCTAGGGATTGACATGGTAACTTTGTTACGGGATATGCCGGGGAACCACAGACGATATCACGAGGTAACTCATGGGAATATCAAACTCAAAGATTCGGCGAGTATCCACTGGAGGCAGGTGGAAAAGATCTGTTCGATCCAAAAACCATCTCTCGTTGTATTCGATCAAATTGACAAGATCAAGGGTTTTGATTCCGACCGGGAAGATCTCCGCCTTGGGGCGATCTACATATGGGCGCGTGAACTTGCGAAGACGTACTGCCCCGTTGTGGGGGTGTGCCAATCTGATGGATCGGGAGAGGGTCAAAAGTGGCTTACCATGGGTAATGTGGCTAACGCCAAGACAAGTAAACAAGCTGAGGCGGATTGGATTTTGGGCATTGGCAAAGTGAATGAGCCTGGGTATGACAACTTACGCTTCATGCACCTGTCCAAGAACAAACTTGTTGGTGATCCAGACGGCAAGCCCGAGATGCGCCACGGAAGATTTGAAACACTGATTGATCCAACCATTGCCAGATATCAGGATTTAATGTGAAAAACTTTAAGTTGTTGGAGTTTGACTTCGACGCTGGACCTCTTCTTGAGGAACTAGCTGACAAGGAACATTTGTGGAACCAGAATGATATTCGAACCAAAGGTAATTCTTTTCACAAAGAAGCTGATGATATTCTGCTGATCTTTGATATTGATGAAGAAGATAACAAAGGATGCTATCCAGCGTCAGGGGAACTTGAAAAGCTGGGAGATTTTGTATATAACTTCTTGGAACATCTGGGGTACACAGAAGACGACGCTGTATTGGGTCGCATGGTGTTGACTCGCCTTAAGCCAGGGAAAGTTATCTATCCCCATATAGACCTCAAGGACCACACGGATGCGTATAACCGATATCATTTATGCCTTACCGATGCTGATAGTATTTTTATGTGTGGTGATGAAGTCCTTAACGAACTAGGTGGCACAGCTTTCTGGTTTGATAATTCTTTGATGCACAGTGTACAAAACAAAGGCGACAGTGATCGCATTCACCTTATTGTGGACATAGCTAAACATGACTAAGAAACAGGAAGTGGCGTTTGTGGTGGTACGTAGCTGTGATGGAAAAGATCAAACTCCTGTGGCTATCTTCATGAACTACGATGACGCAGTGGAGACGGCCGGTGCCCACACCCAGAAGTTTATTGACGAGGGTATCAAGGGCTTCCGGTTTGACGTAGCTACGACTGCATTTTATGATTAATGAGTGCACTATGCGTAGATGTAGAGACGAGCACACACAACAATGGTGCGCCCTATGATAGACGAAACACAATTGTATGTTATAGCTGGGCAGATGAGACTTCTGCGGGAGCAAATAAGGTTACATCGGATAGCATCGAAATCCTTAGAGACAAGATTCTCGGAGCTAGAGTTCTCATTGGGCACAACATTAAATTTGATATCCATTGGCTCAACAAAATTGGAATCGAAGTCCCAGAAATCTGCCGAGTCCACGACACCCAAACCGGCGAGTTCATCTTAAGTAGACAAACGGAGAGGTATCCTTCGTTGGAGGATGCCCTCGTGCGGCATGATCTTGGACATAAGTTAGACGTTGTTAAGACGGAGTATTGGGCTAAAGGAATCCAAACGGAAGATGTGCCGTGGCCTATCCTAGAGGAGTATGCTATCTGGGATGCCAAGATGACCTTGGCCTTGTATCATAAACAACAAGAACTGTTAACACAAAACCAGAAACGTTTGGTCAATCTCATGGGCATGGATCTATTGATCCTTCAGACTATGGAGAAAAATGGTTTGGTGTACGACGAGGAGTTATGTCATAAACGTGCGGAGGAGATTAAGGGAGAGATACAACGCATCACCGAGAAGTTATCTAGCATTTATCCTAACGTGCCTATTAACTTCGGTAGTGGGGATCAGCTATCTGCCTTTCTTTATGGTGGAACAATTGTGGAGGAAGGTAAGGAGCACATCGGCTTCTTCAAAAGCGGAGCACGAGTAGGGGAACCTAAATATAAGAACATCGAGATTCTCCACGAACTTCCCAGATTAGTGACACCCCTGCGTGGGTCGGAACTAAAGAAGGAGGGATTCTGGGCAACGAATCAAGATACCTTACTCAAACTCAAAGGCAACAAAGCTACCAAAGCAATCATTGAGTTGATCCAGCGTCAGGTGCGACTTGATACCCTATTGTCTAAAACATATGAAGGGATCATCAAAGTCAACCGAGAGCAGATGTGGGAACCAGGTGTACTCCACGGTCAACTGAATCAATGCGTGGCCGTCAGCGGTCGCCTCAGTGCTTCTAAACCCAACCAGCAGAACTTTGATGGGGAAGCTGCTGATTTATTCGTGAGCAGATATAGTGACTAAGCACGTTGTCAACGAAGAAAAGATGTTGAGTAATATCTTTGTAAAGCTGGAGTATTCTGACACCTTCCAGGACTTCATAATGAACTTGAGTAAGGAAGAATATGAGGCTTTGAGTCATGCTGTCAAGACACGGGATCTGAAGGAATCTAATGCTGGTAGCGTGTGATGCCAGCCAATTGGAGTGGCGCACAGCCTTGCAGCTTAGCCAAGACCCGGTTGGGATCAAGGAGATTGTTGAAGGCCAAGATCCGCACAGCCTCAACGAAAAAGCCTTTAACCTACCTAGTCGATTCATTGCAAAGATCTACCTCTTCCGCACTATTTTCCGAGGGAGCGGCTACGCCTTTTCAGTGGATCCGGATTTCATGCACGTGTCCACCAGTCCCGCTTTCTGGGACGGAATAGGAGAAAAATTCTATGGTAAATACAAAGTACTTGATGCGACACATAAGCACTGGGCGGAAGAGGTCATGGCTGGTCGACCGCTCGTCGGTCCGTCAGGACGAGAGTGGACTATCAAAATCACGCGAGATCGCTACGGAGAACTCAAAGTACCATGGACAACTCTAACAAACTACCCAGTACAGGGGACAGGTGCCGATGTAATGATGATCGCCCGTATCAGCTTCTCACGCCGGTTGAAGGCTCTTGGTATTCCGGTACTGTTGATTTCAACGGTCCACGATTCAATCGTAGTGGATTGCGAGAAGAAGTATGTGGACCAAGTTGTAAAGCTGTTCTACGAGGTGTTCGACGATCTGGTGAGCAACCTGAATCGGACGTTCAAGATTAACTGGACAGTGCCCTTAGCTTGTGAAGTGAAAGTCGGAATGAACACTCTTGATATGGTTAAAGTTGACAAGCCTTATTAAATTGTGTTAAGATGTATATATACATTTAGGAGATTGAATGAGTATTCAAGTTCAGGTTTTATCAGTAACCAGTGAAACGAAACCGACTGCCAAGGGTAGTTATCAGATGCTTGAAGTAGCATACAAGAATCTGAGTGATGGTGGTAAGGTTGGTGCGAAGAAGCTTATGTCCTTCAGCAAGACCGAAGGGACTACGTTTAGGGTGCTGGCAGACGCAAAGGCGTTGGAAGTGTATGACGTTGAGTTGGTTAAAGGGGAGAAGTATTGGGAATGGACGACCGCAACTCGAAATCACGGCGGCGGTGCGACCTCGGGGAGCACAAGTGGGTCTGGTTCGACGACGGGGACATCGGCTCGCACTGGTACTGCAAGTTATGCCACTGCAAAGCCGACCTACGAAACTCCGGAGGAACGGGCGAAGAAGCAGATCTTTATTGTTCGCCAGTCAAGTCTGAGCAACGCGATTGAACTTCTCACAACGGGAGCAAAGGTTCCCCCTCACGTGGATGACATAATTGCAACTGCTGAGCGTTTTGAGGCATTTGTTTTTGGTAGTGGAGAAGCTGAAGACACCGCTCGTAAAGATGTGGGAAGTATCGAAGATATGGAAGATTCTATTCCTTATTGAACCATTTGCAGCACGGCTGTACACACGACTTATAACACTAACACAAATTAAGGACATATTAGAAATGTTTACTTTTTTCTCGACGTTTAAAGCAAAAGTTGTAGCAGAATTGGCTGACATCAAAGCAGCATTCACGCGTATTGAACAGAAGCTGGATGCGATGTTTGGTGTGACGGCCAAGCCGGCAGCTCCCGCAGCAGCGGCTGATCCGAAGCCGGAAACGGTTGTGGTGCCTCCGGTAGTTGTTGCTCCGACGGAAACGACTACTCCCCCGGCAGCCTAAATCATGCGAGCATTGGTGGATGCTGATATTGTAGCGTTCTCCTGTGCCGCCTACAACAATGAGTACGGTTGGGACGCTGTGGTACGAGACATCGATGACCTAATGAATCGAATACTCAACACCACGCGTGCCGACTCCTACCAATGTTTTATCACAGGCGACAACAACAAACGTTATGAAATCGATCCAGAATACAAAGCCAACAGGAAAGACAAAATACCGCCAGTGTTCCGCGCCGAGGCTAATGCTTACATGGTCACTAAGTGGGGTGCCAGAGTCTCCGACGGTAATGAGGCTGACGATGAGATGGGCATCAATCAAAGCCAAGCGGAACCGCTAACCACGATCATCTGCTCCATAGACAAAGACCTTAAGCAGATCGCAGGTCGTCACTACAACTGGAGACGAGATGAGTTTGATATGGTCGATCCTCTTGACGGACTACGCCTGTTTTATAGGCAGCTTCTCACTGGGGATACTAGTGATAATGTTCATGGTATCCGGGGTATTGGGCCGGTAAAAGCGGGTAAGTATATTAATGACGTAGAAGACGAATGGGACATGTTCGAGATAGTTCAAGCCCTATACAACGATGACGAACGACTTCTACGAAACGGTAAATTACTTTGGATAATGAAAAAAGACAATGACTGGTGGGAATTCCCGAAGGAAACAGAAGTTAGACTCGATCAAGCCATACAAGAGTAAGTTCGAGCAAACATTTGCACAAGCTTATCCAAAACTAAAATACGAAACAGATAAGCTCCAGTATCAAGTAACACACACATACAACCCAGACTTCAAAGTAAAAGAGGGTGTGTACATCGAAACTAAGGGACTGTTCAAAGCACAAGATCGTGCTAAACATCTTCATATCAAAGAACAACATCCCGACATCACTGTTTATCTAGTGTTCCAGAATCCCAATAATAAACTGAGCCGAGTCTCTAAGACTACATATGGCGAGTGGTGCGACCAGCACGGGATCAAATGGGCTACGATAGACTCTATTCCAAAGGAATGGTTCAAATGAATTCAATGGCATCAGCAGTAATCCGACAGATCCTTAATGGGTTTGTTGTTGTTCTCTTTGTCCCGCCCACCGCAACGGAAGGGGCTGTTGAAACCGAAACCTACTACGCTACGATAGCCGAGGCAAGCGCAGCACTGGTTGCGGCCCTTTAATGAAAAGCGATAACATCGCGGTGGAGCGCCGCTCATGCGAGTAAAGCGAACTGTGGAACGGGAGGATGGTAGTGTGGTCTTCCAAGGCATCCTTGAAGGTGCTGAGTTGGCTTACGTGATTGAGGTGGGCCTTGATACTTTGATTGAATCAGGACACCCTATCTTTGCAAGCACAGAAACCCATGCGATCCACGATCTGCATGAACTTCCTGAGGGGAAGCAATGAAACATCTAGTGCTGCCCGATTGTCAAGTAAAGCCGGACCATAACTACGATTACCTAGAACGCATCGGCCATTACATCGTCGAGAAACAGCCTGAGGTAATTGTGAACATAGGCGACTTTGCGGATATGGCTAGCCTTAGTTCCTATGACGTAGGTCGTAAGTCGTTTGAGGGTCGTAGGTACATCGCAGACATCGAGGCCAGCCACGAGGCTATGCAGCGTCTCCTGGGGCCTATGAATGAGTTCAACGAACGTGCCCGCAAGAACGGTAAGAAACAATACAAACCTAGGATGGTACTGACACTCGGAAATCATGAGAATCGAATTGATCGTGTGGTTGATGGTGATCCTAAGCTCGATGGGACTATTAGTGTCGATGACCTGGGTTATGAACGCTATGGGTGGGAAGTTAAACCTTTTCTGGAGGTTTGTGTTATTGATGGTATTGCTTACAGCCATTATTTCACTTCCGGTGTCATGGGACGTCCAGTTGCAAGTCCTTCAGCGCTTCTTACAAAACGGCATATGTCAGCAGTGATGGGCCACGTACAGAATCGTGGCATCGCTTACGGACAGAAAGCCGATGGTACGGAGATTACGGGTATCTTTGCAGGCTGTTGTTATGAACATGATGAAGATTACCTGGGTGCACAAGGTAACAACTATTGGCGGGGTATCTGGGTTCTCCACGAAGTCAACAACGGAGAATTTGACGCCATGCAAGTCTCCCTCAACTACTTGAAGAAGCGCTATGGAAGCTAAAGATTATACTGAGTTGCAGCAGATGATTGAACTCGCTGGCCGAGCATTGGTTAGCGGTACGTTGACTGACTGGCAACACGCCAACACCAGTACGTTTCACATCTTGGCGTCAATGATACTGGATCTAAATGATAGAATTAATCGCGGCGATTACACCAGCTCTCTGGCCGATACCGGAGACTTGTACAATGGGATTTAAAGCAGACGCACAAGGGGATCTATTCCCCGATCAACATGCAGGTGGGACCAAGCATGATACAGACAAGCCTAGAATGGATCTACTCGATCCTTGGGCATTGGAGGGGCTGGCTGCCGTACTTACCTTTGGTTCAAATAAATACGCCAGTTGGAACTGGGCCAAAGGTATTAACTATAGTAGGCTGGTTGCTGCTATGGAGCGCCATCTTGGGGCTATCAAGAAAGGTGAGTATCTTGATGGCGAATCGGGCCTACCTCACATTGATCATCTTGGTTGCTGTTGGATGTTTCTTTCTGCTCTGAGCAAGAAGGGGACCAAATGGGACGACCTTCCATACGGACCAAACGGCATTCTGAATGAAACTAGCTGAGTGTCATCCACAACGAAAACACCAAGCACGAGGTATGTGCAAACCCTGTTATGATAAATGGCTAAAGGAAACGAATCCAGTCTATAAATCAGATCAGCGTTCGAATACTACTAAGTGGATTCTTGCTAATCCTGACAGGGCCAAAGTCATCCAAGATAGAAGAAAGCAAAAAGAGAAGGACAATCCAGAAATTCGTAGAAGTAGAATGCTATTGAAGAACTACGGATTAACCCTGGAAGACTATGCCAGGATGCTAGACACTCAGAACGGTGGGTGTAAATTATGTAACCGCAAACCAGGTAAGATCCCACTCCATGTGGATCATAATCATACTACTGGACGGGTTAGAGGATTATTGTGTCACCAGTGTAATTGGTATGTTGGAACCATAGACGCAGATCCTACGATTTTAAATAGGATCGAGGAATATATTAAATGATCGAACCATATATCGAGACGTCCAGCGGTAAATCTTTTTACTTCATGGATCCTAAGCCAGAGCAGATTGATATTAACGACATTGCGTTCGCTTTATCTAACAACTGTCGGTTTAATGGCCACTGTTCAGATTTTATGTCGGTGGCAGAACACAGCATTGCCGTGGCACGCCGTTTGCGATCCAAAGGATTCGACACTCGATTGTGTCGTACCGGACTGCTGCATGATGCTGCCGAAGCGTATATTACAGATATGCCCTCTCCGATCAAACAATTTCTTCCCGACTACAATAAGATGGAAGAAAAGATTATGGAAGTTATTGGTGAGAAGTATAATCTGGATTGGGATAACTATAAAGAAGTAAAACAAGCAGATTGGGAACAGTTAAGTGATGAGGCACATTACTTACTGCCATCACAAGGTAATGATTGGAGTCTTTGGAGGGGCATTCGCCCTGAGATTGATCCAGAATATATGCCTTTGAATATGGAGCCCAAGACCGCAGCCTTTGCTTTTATGAAGATGTTTAAGGAATTGGATGAGTGAACTGACG